CCAGGAGGCTTACGTTCGCAAGCTGAACTTATTTGTCACCGCATAAGCTCTTTTGCTATTCGGGGTATCCTCCGAATAACTGTATTCCATTTTAAAGGGCGTGCTCTCGGCACCATGGTATTGGTCTGCACCGAGTTGTGTCATAATCATTATTAAGTCGCTGAGATTATAATAATTTAAAAGGAGTAATTATTATATTCAGAACGTTAATGTGTTCGAATAAAGAACACTAAAATCAAAAACGACCGGTGCGTCATCCATGTTCATAAAACACCAAATGCCATTTCGGTCATCCTTTTTTAAAAGTTTAAAGCCAAGCTGTAATAGTCTTTCTTTGTCTTCTTCTTTATATACGTAAATAAATTTTTTATCCATAATTCATCACCACGAATTGCATCAAGCAATCGGAATGGTACTATCAAAGAGCATCTCTTGTGGCCTCTCCGTCATCAGACAACTCATCGTCATCTTTTCTGGGAGCGCCGCCCTCATCAGTCGGTGCTTCGCTATCAGACGGCATGGTTGCCGAACTTTGCAGCGGCGTAAATTTATACGGAAGCTGTAACACCTCTTGCTCTAAGAAGTTCATGCAATCGGCTTCTGCCTGTCCAACGCCAATCGTGGCAAGATATGCACTGATCGTCGGAGCACCATATTGCGCGGCCTTCAGATATTGGTCGGCCATAGTATCCCTGTTATAAGGAGATGTATTCAAGAATGTAACCTTGAAATACTTTCCATAATTGTTTGCCTGAATATATCTGTTCAGCATATCTTCAATGCTCTTAACAATCCCATACGTTATTTCCTGGTCTGCCATGATGGACAGTTTAAGTGCGTTTGCGGTCATATGTTTGTCATTAAACAGCTGAGCGCTAACACCGGCAGCACGCCAAAGCTCATCTTCTGCGTCTGCGACTGTCGTTGTGTCGCCAACATTATTTCTCTCAAACGCAATCTTATCGATATCCATCGGACTAAGAACAGCGCCGACTTCTTCCGGCAGTTCGGTACTCAGGTTATTAAAGAAGTCCAAAGCCTTCTTATAATCCATCTGATAGTTGCCATCGTCGTCCATACCGAGATTCATAACGAGCAGCGCATAGTTCTCCAGTTCTGTCTTTGCCATTTTCAAATCTTTATAGTTATCGATGTCGAATATCTCTCTCAGTATCCCGATAAACGGCGGGATCGGATATTCCTCGATATCTGCATTACATTTGATAGCAAAAGAGTTCGGAGAATCAAGCTCCTGATATCTCAGCACATCAGGATATTTATCCCTATTGCGCTTGCTTTCCTGATAGATTTCATACTTGCGTCTAAATTCTTCTGGGTAGAAATCAAGGTGTCTAGGATATCTATCAAAAAACGAGAAATCAAATGTAACATTAAATACATTGTTCTCAATAGATGTTATCTGACAGTATTCGCTAGGCAGTCTCTGAATCGTTGAATAGTCTGCGCCTGGATGAATCGTTCCATAAAATACATCTTCACGCAAGCAAACCGTGATTATTTTCGGGAACTGACTCTTAATCTCAAAAGATGACAGCATATTCAAAACTCTTCGATAGTTTCTGTTTATTGTCTTTGTATTCTGCGTCGCCGGGTCAATCTTAGTCGGCGATATATAATACGACAAATCAGTCAGAGTGGTAAAATACTGTATAAGCCGTCTGAAGTGCATACTTGCACAGTACATATATATTACTGCTCTGCGCAATTCTCTCTGGTTCTTATACGGGTCTTTCAGCCAATCGCTGATATTGTCTTTGGTATACTTATAGTATTTAGGAGTGCTCTGCCCCCTACCGTTGTTTAAATCACGAATAATCATTCGATTGACGGCAGTAAATTTGGCAGGAGCTTTTGAAAGGTCTTCCCACTTATATTCTTTAAGAAGCCTATCCATTTCTTCAATGTTATAATGCTTTCCAGCACCTTCGCTCATTCGCATTTCACCGCCTATCTTTTTCTAATACATGGAGCGCGAAATGCGAACACTTCACTTTCCTTATTATTATCGTAAGACCTTCGTCTTAATTTATTCTCCAACATACATGCCACGTAATAATTATATGACATACTGGAGTATCTATCCTTGCGGTTGCCAGAACGTTCATGCACCTTGATGAGCCCACCAGATTCTTCATGCTGAAGCTCCACAATTTCCTTAATCATCAATGTAGTATGAATATAAGGAAGAAGCACACGCATTTGCTCATCTTCGTTCAATCCTTTAAATCCTGGCAGATTGCGTAATTCTTTTTCGCCATTATATTCGTCAAGCAACAATCTAATCTTTCCACTTTTGAATCCTTCTCGCAACATGATTGCGCACTCGGAGTTAAATGCATTTGTTGCATTGATTGACCAAATAACCTTTGGCGCAGTTCTGCTCACACATCTCTCTGCGAGTTCGTCATTGTTACAACACGAAAGCGCCTGATACGATTCGCCCGTGTCCGGATCGATGATGTCTTTTGATAAAGCGTCATACACCGACAAACCAACCGACCTTGTATCAAGCACGATATAATCGCACAAGAATTCTTCGTAAAGCCTTCGTATCATTAACGCCTGATCTTCTGTCCTCAAACCTTCGGCAGTGTCTGTGTAGGTAACATTGCTTATATACTTACCAGAGCGTGTCGGCATTAGTTGGTTAATCATAATTGCACTTGCGTCATTATCTCTTTTTTTACTAGACATCAGCGCAATATCCGCAGAAAGTATCCGTTTTTCTCCCGGTTTCTTAGGTTGTATCTTGAGCTTCGAACCACCGGAAAACATATTCGATACCGAATCCGGTACCATCGGATATTTTATATGTCTGTTTTTTGATACATCTTTGAACTCAAAAAATGAACCTCTTGTGGAGCCATAAAACATTGCTTCCATTTCCATAGAGAACTTAATTTCATTAAAGCTTGTTTCCATCATTTCTTCTTCGACAGCTTCTCGTCTCAATAAGCCCTCTGCAATTGCAAGCTCGTATGGAAGCGACACGATTGCCTGTTTATGATTTGGTGACAACATTGCCCTGAACGTATCCAAACATTTTTCATATGACCACGAGTCTTGGAAGAATGCCGAGCTCGCATATATCGTCATGTTCTGTTCTCTGGCAAGTGCCTTCGCTCTGCTCAACGGATCGAGCTCCGAGTATTCCGGCGTCCGAGTCACTATCAAAAACTTTCTAAGAATAGTATCGATAGTGTTCTTGTCGATTAGTCTAAATTCATCTAGCATCAAAACGTTGGCTCTATTCAATTTGTTATCTCGTAGGCTTTTTATCCTACGACTCTTATAATTTAATTCTTATAAGTTCAGCATATCTTTTAACCCGGTCTGGGTCTCGCGCACTCTTGGAGAGATTATATTCTGTATACAGTTTCACTCTCTATGCGTTGCGTGTGACTGTACTTTTGCACACAGCCTTCCACTCGGATTAGCATCTCAGCCTCCCCGCTTTCTTGCGCGATTCTACGTGCTAATCCCTTAGCACGCGGGCAATAATTTTATTAATATATTTCTTACCTCGACCGCTCTCCGCAGCCGTTACAACCTTTATGTAGCTAGTATTTTTAAACTCAATGTATGCGTTTGTTCCGTTCATCTTTATGTCACTTATCTCAAGTGCAAGTTCCGGCGAATTCGGTATCAGCTCTCTCGTTATCTTTTCCAAAATATTGATTGACTGCCCCCTCGTACCGGACGCTATACATACTTTTGTTCCCGGATACAGAACACATCTTATGCATAAAAATATTGCCGATATAAATGATTTACCAAGTCCACGAGCAGCAATAAAAACAAACACGGTGCTTGTATTCATTAATATCAACAATATTCTTTGAAACAATTTTAAATTCTGATGCAGATAATCTCGTGCAAACTCATCCGGAAACGCCCTGTAGTACGATGCCCACAAAGCAGCCCCGTCCAGTATTTTTTCTCTCCTGCTTTTCTCTTCGTTCATTCGTCATCATCTTCAATCTGCGGGAGCGAATATTCGATATCTACATCTTCAAAAATATCGTATAAAAATTCCTCATCGTCTTCTTCGGCAAGTTCTGGTCTATCGACCCTGAACTTTGCCAACTCTTCCTCATACGTTTTATTGTATGAATTCTTTGCGCCGACCATCTTACAAATATGTCCGACGATCCATGCGGTAATGTACTTTAGTGTACTCAGCTTCTTTCCATACAACGGATCATCCTCGTCTATCTCATCGACTGGGCGCTTCTTTTCAAATCGGTAGATCCATACACCCATTGGCGTATTTTCGTCTGCCTCATTTAAATCTTTTGTCTGTGCTGGTTTGATATTCGCAGAGCCATAAAGCTTGTCATACTGTGCGACCAGCTTATCGGTCGGCCTTCCAGCCGCCGACTCTCTTCGTATCATAACCTCTGTCAGACATATTAACCTGATGATAGATTCCTCATTTGGTTTGATAGTTCCCATCCAATCCTTGTACTTGGCATAATGCTCTTCAAGCTCTTCATACATCTTGAGGTCATACCCATCTCCCCAATTCTTTACGTATTCTTCCGGTATCTCTTTTAATTCGGCACCTGTATTGGAAATATAATCACCCTTAAAAGCAATGCCGGACAACTCTTCCTCTCGCAAAGTATCATCAAAATTTTTATCAATATATTTAATCAGATTTGTTTTGCCTATATAATTTCTTACTCTGGAATTCTTTCCGACAGTGCGCTCCATCATACCGAATATTTCATCGCTCCAGTACAAATCCATTTTCATGCACAGCCTGCGCATCGCAACCCTATCGTCTTTTAATTCCTTACAGTAATCAATATACATATTCTCAAGGCATTCGCTGCAAATAGGCAAATAACCAACGCCACGATACATCGGGCTATGGCTTACTGGGAAGTATCCCTTCTGTCTGCTAAACGCCTTGCCACATCTGTGGCAGTAAAACTTCTGATTACTTTCTGGTATTCTCTCTTCTTCCATAGAAGATTTTCGGACGGCCATTATTTAATCCCCCGCCTCTTGCTATCTTCCCATTTCTTAACTGCAATCTTCATTCGTTTTCCGGGATAAAATCTCGGAACCCAATGTTCTTTAATGATACACTTCTCTCCTGTTTGCGGATCGGGGCACCATCGTTCCGGCAGCTTTGCCATATCAAAGTTCCCAAATCCATACATTGCAACCGTGTGTCCATTTTCAAGCAGTCTTAAAATAGTATCCTGAAACGCCTCAATTACGATGGTCGTTTCGGGCTTCGTATATAGCTGACACATTTTATTGATTTCGGGCACAGTCAAATCTTTTCTTGTGCGCTTCAGCTCTTCTCTCTCTTCCATCATTCTGGAATTAAGCTCTTCTTTAAGATATCCAGAAAATTCATCCTTGTTAACCTTCAATATCTACACTCCCTTTGTCTCACAGTTCTGACAAACTGGTGTCTTTAGGCGCGCAAATATCTCCGTCTTTAAAATATCTTGAAATCTGATCGTCCGCCGGGTTATCGTTGTATATTGAACACATCTCCGCAGAATCCCATCCAACTATCTGTGTGATTACGTTTTCCGGGATACCAGCCCTCGACAAACTGGACACATAGTAGTGTCTCAACGAGTGCGGATAAAACGGTTTCCCCAATATGCCGGAGCAGGTCTGAGACCAACTCGAAATCGTACTTGGTTCTATATGGCTGTCTGTATCCCCATCTTTTGGGAATAACCATTCGCTTTCTATTCCTCGCTCTTCTCTATCCTTCATCCATAAATCAAGATATGGTTTAAACTTTTTTACCAGTGTATAACAAGGTATATATTTTCCATTCGCCCTTCCTTTTGTTCTAATTGGCGCACTCTTGTATAATGCGCCATCACATACCAATTTGTCGTCATCGAAGTCGCTCACCCTAAATCGAGTAAGCTCAGACTTTCTTCTGCCCCCGTACATTGCAAGGGCAACAAAACTCATCCAGGGCGGACTTGGTGGCCATGTAGTCTTTAATGTGAATGCTGATGGCGAACCTCAGGAGATCCTTATCATGGACACAGATGAC